TGTCAGTTCGAATTTTATTCTTCTAAAGATTTCCTTGTCAGACAATGTTTCAAACATTTTATGATGCTGTTGATACTGCCTGATCAAAGGTAACCAAGTGTTTATAGGATCAAGTTGAATTCCCAATGTCATGTGATTCCTCTTCAAGTCAGAATAATATTGCATGAGCAGTGTGATTATGATGTCTTCATTAATTCTATCAAAGTCATAATCAAAATCTTTTTCTAACCTCTCTGTCAACTCATTGTATTGTTCAGTGGTCAAGTATGATGTTGCGATGTATCTTATTTTACTAAATGAGACTATTCTTTTGATCGCCTTGGTGTATGATGTCCAATTAATTTGTGGCATTTTAGTTTCCGTCGTGAAATAGAATTGGGAAACATCTCTTATGAATGGATCATCTTCCATGCTAAACCGACGAATCAATGGGGTTATCCCACAATAAACTCTAGAAAAAGTTTCTGACAGTTTCAATCTCTGCGTAATCAGATCGAAATGAATATTAGAATCGTGAAGATTCCGAATGTTCACTTGCTTTTGGTTAATCGAAACGCTGAAGCAATTTATTTCTGCCGGGAAGCTTCTAATCACAGCTGATGTTTTGTATCTCATGTTAGGCAATCTGTGAAATACTTCTCCGCCGATGGTCAAAGGGATATACGGGAGAAGATCTTTGAAATTGGCCTCTACTAAAGTTGACAAGGCCACATCACAAAGATTCAAGAATACAGAGCGTTCATCATTGAAGAACGTGTCTGTAGATACTTTATTTTTTGCAAGGAGCCACCGAGTGACAGAACATAATTTTGCAACCAAATATTCTTCGATAGCCTCAAATTGAGATTCCTCTGAAATATATTCACCCTTATATAATGCCTCATTTCCGAACACTGGTGGCTTGTACACTTTGATACCACCTTCATACGTTTGAATCGAACCTGGAGTCAGTAAAAACATGGCACCTGGAGACTGACTCTCTTCTATGATATGATCATATAACGGTTCTTCAATATTGTCTTCTATGTGATGAGTCAATAAGAGATTCCTTCTAATAACAAGTTGC